CTGCCCCTGACCGAGCCCGAGTTCGACCGCAACATGTCCACCGGCGTCGGCGCCAAGCATCTTGTGGTGAACTACGCCGCGAAGTCCCTAGAGACCGCACCACGGATTACCGAGATCGTCAAGCTGTACCCGTATGAGATTGAGGAACGAAAACGATCCGGGACGTTTCTCGATATTGAATATGGTCTGCCGGAAGAGGGGGCAGAGGATCGGGACGCGCCGCACGAGTTTCTGGAGCAGCATCGAAGGCTTGATCTAGACGGTGACGGATATCCCGAGCCATATGTCGTCACGGTGCACAAGGCATCGCGGCAAGTCGCGCGCATCGTTTCCCGGTTCGACCCGGAGGGTGTAAAATTCTCGGCCGAGACAAACAAGGTCCTCAAGATCGACGCGGTTCAGTACTACACCAAATACGATTTCATGCCGAGCCCGGATGGTGGGTTCTACGGTTGGGGGTTCGGGCAGCTTCTTTATTCCCTGAACGAATCGACCAACACCGCGATCAACATGCTGTTCGATGCTGGCCATCTCCGCAACACCGGCGGCGGGTTCATTGGCAAGGGCCTGTCGATGCACGCCGGGTCCATCAAGCGTAAGCTTGGCGAATGGACAATGGTCAATGCACTGGGCTCCACCGTGCGTGATGCCATTGTGCCGCTGAATCATCCCGAGCCTTCCGTTGTGCTGTTCCAGCTTTTGGGCTTTCTTATCCAGGCCGGGGAAAAGCTTGCGTCTGTCAATGAGGTTATGACCGGGCAACAGACGCAGCCCAACGTTCCGGCCACGACCACACTCGCCCTGATTGAGCAGGGCTTGATGGTGTTCGCCGCGACTTTCAAGCGGGTTCATAGGGCCTTAAAGGCGGAATTCGAGAAGCTGCGCCGTCTCAATCGTATCTATCTCAACGAGCAGGCCAGCTACCGGCGGGGCGACGAATGGCGGCAAATCTCCCGCGAAGACTACCTACAAGGCGCCGGGGTCGAGCCGGTGTCAGACCCGAAGATGGTTTCGGGTATGCAAAAGCTCGCCATTGCGGAATTCCTTATGCAGTTCAAGGATGATCCATTGATGAACGGGCTTGAAGTAAGGCGGCGCGTGTTGGAATCCGCCAACGTGCAGGACGTGGACGAGTTGCTGCAATCCGCTCCGGCGCCGAACCCGGAAGCCGAGTTACGCGCCAAGGATCTGGAAATCAAGGCCATGACAGGTCGCGCCGGTGTCGTGAAGGATATGGCTTCAGCGGTGAAGTATCTGGCCGAGGCGGATGCCAAGGTGGCCGAAACCTTCCAAGGCTGGCTTGTCTCTCAGATGGGCCTGCTACAAAATCAAATCGAGGCAATGAATGCAGGACAACCAGGACAACCAGGACAACAGCCAGGCGCAGGACCAGGGCCAGCCGGACCAGGAATACCCCCAGGAGGTACAGGGGGTCCACCAGGACCAATACAGGGTATGGCGTAACCATCCCGTCACGGCGATGTTCAGGCGGTATCTGTTGGACGCGAGCGAGGATTTGTGGGGCGCGATCAAGGCTGACTGGGTTGGCGGGAACCTTGATCTCAGCAAGGAAGATGATGTGCGTGGCTACATGCGGGCGCATCTTGACATCGCTGATCTGCGATTTGAACAAATAGCCAGGTTTTATGTCGACCAGGACGCAATAAAAGAAAAGGAAAATGAAGCCAATGCAGCCCAAGGTTCTGAAGACTGAACTCACCGAATATATCGAGAACGAGTGGAGCGGGCGGAACGATTCCGGGGTCGCGCCGGTCGGGGACAACGTGCTTGTGTTGCCGGACAAGGCGGCGGAAAAAACGCAAGGCGGTATCTTTCTTAGCGAAGATATGGTCGACAAGCACGGTCTAGCCGCCGAGACGGGCATTGTGGCCGCGCTGGGCGAAGGCGCGTTCAAGTGGTCCACTGACCGGGCGCGGCCGTTCGATGGGGCAAAGCCTGAACCCGGTCAGCGGTGCTATTTCGAGCGCTATGCGGGCCGCATAGTGCACGGCAAGGATGGGCGTATATATAGGCTCATGAGCGATGTGTGCGTCGCGGGGGTTGAAACTGCTGATTGAAATAAAGGGAACAACGAGAAATGAACACCGACAACGATCCGACCGAAGAAGAGATCGAAGCTGCGGCGGCGGAGCTTGAGCGTGAGGCGCAAGACGCGGACCAAGAAGACGATCCTCCCCAGGAGGATGACCCGCCGCCTGTTGACTCAGACCCCAGCACCGACGAGGAACAAGCTCGCGCCCGGCGCATGGGATGGCGGCCGGAAGACGAATGGGACGAGGATCGCGGAGGTCCGAAGCCGAAGGAATTTAAGACGGCCCGAGAGTTCATAGATTGGACCGAGGCCAACGCGCCGCTGACGCGCGAGCGCAACCGGATGCTGGACAAGAAGCTTGCCGATGTGGAGGCGGAGCTACAGCGGGCCAGAACACAAGCGGAGGATACCGGCAAGCTCGTCAAAACAATGCACGAGCAGAACAAGGTCATGGCCCAGCGTGGCTATGAGAAGGCCAAGCGAGAATTTGAACGTAGGCAAGTCGAACTTGAAGCGGAAATGGACAAGGCCATCGACGAGGCCGACGCCGAACGCGCTCGCAATGCCCGCCGGCAATTGAGGGATTTGGATCAGGACCGGCCAGAGGAACCCCCGAAAGAGGCCGAAGCGGACCAGCGGCGCGAAGGCCAAGAAGACGAAGAGGACCAACAGCAACAGCCGCGGATCGACCCTTACGTTGCGGAGTGGGTCAGCGAAAACCCATGGTATGAAAGAGACCGCGCATTGCATGACTACGCCATCGGCTTGCATCAGCAGTTGCTTGACACCAAGCCGGGACTTACCATGGAGCAAAACCTGGCAGCGGTTAGGGAAGACGTTGTGCGCCGGTTCCCGGAGAAGTTCGAAAACCCAAGACGGCGCGAACCAAGCTCCGTCAACGGGCCATCCGCGGATAAACCGGGGCAGAAGAAAATGAGGCTCGCGGATTTGCCGGCGGACGATAGGCAAGCCTATTCTCAGCTTGCCGCACATTTCAAATCGCATGGCCAGGAATACACCGAGGATCAATACGTCAAGGACTACATGCTCGAGCAGCAAGAGGCTGCCCAAGGGTGATGCCGCGAAGAAAAGGAAACAGAAAAATGAATACACCTCGCAAGGTAGGCCGCCCCCCCAAAACCCAGCCAGTGGAGCAGCAAGCGCCGCCTGTGGCGCTAACGCAGCCAATTGCGTCGATCGCGCCTGACCTAGGCCAAGAACCGGCACAGGCCCGCGCTGATGATGGCCCGCGCGGCCTACCAAGGCAGAGAGTTCACCGCAAGCCGTTCGGGCGGCAAGAGGCCAAACTGAAGCTCCCGCCGTGCCCCGGATATGCGCAGCGCTGGTTCAACGATACGCCGGGGCGGATTGAAAGGGCGCTTGAGGCCGGCTATGAGCACATCAATGACCGGGACGGCAAGCCCATCAAGCGCTCGGTTGGCACTGCTGAGCGGGGCGGCGGTCTCACGGCCTACGCCATGAAGATACCGCAGGACTGGTTCGACGAGGATTTCGCTGCCAAGCAAGAGGCCAACGATGAAACAGACCGTGCAATTCTCCGGGGCTCCTTAAACGAGCGAGAAGGCGATCACAGATACATTCCCAGCAGCGGGATCAAAATCACGTCTTCTCATAATCGGCGCGGGTAGCGTGAGTGCCGACGCTGAAAAACTTAGAAGAGCATGCGCGACTCTCGACCAAATGGCGAAGTCCGGGGGATTAACTGGGCTAAGTTTTGTTGCGCACTTCAACGATTGCGGGAAGGCCGCAACCATGGACGGCGTGATAGGGAGAACCGACGACGAGACGTTGGGCGCGCTAATCCGCGTGGCTATAAAGGCGGCGTGCACCTACCGGCCTTAAGGTCGTCAACACGGGTCTTGCCAAACAGGAAAAAGTAGGGCATACTTTTGCCAAGACAGATAAAAACAAAGACGCGCGGGCCGGAATGAAACCGCGACGCACCTAGAACCGCAATCAACCACCCTTGAATGCCAACGCCCCACACATCAGCGGCGCGCATTCCTTCTTTAATCAAACTCCCAGCAGATCAACCACGAATCGCTTCATCTCTGGCATGCGGAACAGGCCCCGCTTGCTCAATAGGGAGTTTAAACTATGGCTAATTCCGATATTGCACGCGGACTGATTCCCGTGGCGCATCGGAGCGGGGCGCCCTACACAGGCGCGGCGAACGTTTACTACGTTCCGTCGAGCTACGGCACCGCTCTGTTCATCGGCGACCCGGTTATTCATGTGAATAACAGCGCCGACGCCGCCGGGATTCCGACCGTGGCGCGGGCTTCCGCTGGCGGCGGGGCCTACATTCTCGGCGTTATGGTTGGTGTCGCTTCACACGGAGACCCCAATGTCGCCCTGACCCGAGACCTTCCACGGTATCATCAGGCGAGTACCGAGGGATATATTCTCGTTGCGGACGACCCCGACTTGCTCTTCGAGGTGCAGGAAGACGGCGTTGGCGGCGCGATGGGAACTGGTGCCGCGGGCCGTAACGTCGATGTGGTCGCGGGCACAGGCTCCACCACCACCGGGTATTCCGGCTTTGAGCTGGATTCCAATACCCTCAACACCACCGCCACGCTTCAGATGCGCATTCACAGGCCGGTCGAGCGGGTCGACAACGACGCGACGCTCACCAACGCCAAATGGCTGTGCTCGATCAATCTGCACAGCGTGCGCAACGCCACTGGCGTCTAGGGAGGGCTGAACCATGGCAATCATCACAAGAGGTTCGCACCCCAAGGCACTTTGGCCTGGCGTCAAGCGCTGGTGGGGCGTTGAGTACAAGAGGCATGACCCGATTTGGCCGAAAGTCTTCGACCGCCTCAATTCCACTCAGGCGTATGAGGAAGATGTCGAAGAGGTCGGTTTCGGGCTCATGTCGGTCAAAAACGAATCCGGGGCCATCGCATACGACACCAGCCACCAAGGCACGGTGTCTCGGTACACCAACGTCACCTATGGCTTGGGTTACGAAGTCACGATGGAAGAGCTGCAAGACAATTTGTATGCCAAGCTGTCCCTGAAGCGGGCCAGCCGTCTTGCTCGGTCTGTCTATGAGACCGAGGAAACGATTCATGCGCAAGTGCTGAACCGGGCGTTCAATTCGTCTTACACTGGTGGGGATGGCGTCGAGCTTATCGCGACAACCCATCCGACCGACAGCGGCAATCAATCCAACCATCTCACTGTCGCGGCTGATCTGTCCGAGGCCTCCATTGAGGATCTGTGCATTCAGATCGCGGACGCGGTTGATTCGCGCGGTCTGAAATTCTCCAACAAGCCGCGATGCTTGATCGTTCCGAACAACCTCATGTTCGAGGCCAATCGGATCGTCAAGAGCGTCTTGCAGAACGATACCGCAAACAACGCGGTCAACGTGATCAAGATGCTGAACATCTTCCCGGATGGAATCGTGGTGTGGCCATACCTGACCGACACCGATGCGTGGTTCATCAAAACCGACTGCATGGATGGCATGACCCACTTTGACCGGATGCCGGCGACCTTCGATCGCGACAACGACTTCGATACAAAAAACGCCCGAGCTTCCGTTGTCATGAGATTTTCGCAGGGATGGAGTAACTGGCGCTCGATGTATGCAAGTCCGGGCGCGTAGAGCGCAATAAAAACAACGACTTATGAGAACTTGGTAAAGCGGCGCGCTAGGCACGGAACCGGCGCGCCGCTTCTTTTTGTGCGTCCGTAGTGTCGGCATTGACGAGCTATGCGACGAATCTGGCTCTATTCGCCGCATGGCTCGACGGTCAAACCTAGGTAAGCATGGCCAGGGCTTAAGCCCTACTTGTGCCTAACAGGCCAGCTTGCTTCCCTATTGCCACCGCGCGCCAACTACGGTATAAGGTAATCGTACGGGACCTCCAACCGCCGCCCCGTAAGAGCAATAACAAGATTGGGGCGGCGGGCCTTAATCAACCCTTCCTTTAATGAACCGACTGTCCGCGCGCTCAAGCGCTGCGTGGCCACGCCTATTCATCAACCCCTCTTCACCGAACTTTTGAGCAATCCCAACGGGCCGCAGCGCGGTTCAAAAGGAGGGGCACATGCCTAAACTATCTAATTTCCCGGACGGGTTTCCGGGCGGTGTTGAAATTCGCGGTATTCCCGTTCTCAACACGTATTGGGGCAACGTCTTCTGGGTCGATTCGGGCACGGGCTCGAACGGCAACAAGGGGACGTACAAGCGCCCATTCGCCGATCTGGATTATGCCGTTGGCCGCTGTACCGCGAACAATGGCGACCTCATCATTCTTGCTCCCGGCCATACCGAAACCCTGATCGCGGACTCTGCTGTCGACATCGATGTTGCCGGCGTTTCGGTGCTCGGACTTGGCACTGGTGCTGATCGTCCGTCCTTCACATTCACCACGGATGTCGCGGCTGACTTCAAGCTTGCGGCGAACAACGTCACGATCAAGAACCTGCTGTTCTTGGCGGGGATCGATGCACTGACCGGTCCGATCGAGGTTAGCGCCGACGATTGCGCGATCATCGGCTGCGAATATCGAGACGACGATACCAACAATTACGAAACCACCGACGTTCTTGTGACGGCTTCCACGCCGCTCAGGATGCTCATTGACGGCTTCAGGTACGTCCACGACGGCGGTTCCGGGGGAACGCAGAACCAGTCCGTCATTCAGCTCAACGGGGCCGACAAGGCCGTCATTCGCAATTGCTGGCTGGTCGCCGATTCCGGCACGGGCGTCATTGAGGACGCTACCACGTCGGACCAAATCCTGATTGAGAACTGCATCGTCGAAAACACCGAAACCTCGCCGACCGTTACCATGCTGTTGCAGGCCACGACAACCGGCACGGTGGTTCACTCGATGTTCCGCGTTGCGTCTGGCACGACCTACTTCACCGCAGCCAACGACATGCAGTTCTTCGAATCGTTTGGCACCGGCACGGACGCAACCAGCGGCGAAAAGGTCGCCACTATTCTGTCCGGCGACATCGAAGCGAAGCTGGATGTGGTCGATGGCTATCATGACGTGCCAACCGCCGATGTGACCACAAACTCTCAAATGCGCGATGTGGTCGGTAACAAGACCGACGCGGCTGCTGCTGGGGCCGTCAGCTCCACAGAATCACTGATGGCATATCTCAAGCAACTCGTCACCGAACTGCAAATCGTGGACGAATTCCACGATGTGCCTGGGGCCGACAATGTTCTGAACGCGCAGATAAACGAGGTCATCGGCAACAAATCCGACGCCGCTGCGACCGGCGCTGTTACAGCTACCGATACATTGGTCGGCTACATCAAGCAACTGGTGACAGAGCTTGCCGTTATCGACGAGTTCCATGACGTTCCGGCTGCCGATGCGACAGCGAATTCGCAAATGAATGAGGTTGTCGGCAATAAGACGGATGCTGCGGCGACAGGTGCCGTCAGCACAACCGAATCACTCATGGCATTCCTGAAACAGGTTGTCACGGAGATTCAATTACCAAGCGGTGATACCACTGCCAACACGCTAATGTCAGAGGTGATCGGTAACAAATCTGATAGCGGCGCACAAGCCGATAGCTCTACTCGCAGTTTGATGTCGCGCATTAAGGGTGTGGCGGATGTATTGTGGGGCTCATCCGGTGTAGCCAGCTACCCAGCGGCTGCTGCCCCGGCTAACGGCGTTTCATTGGCAGAAGTGCTTCGAGCAATCTACGACCGCCAGCTAGGCGATGGCACGGATTCCAGTACCAATAGCCAGTTGGGCAAAAAGGTGACCAGGGCCGCAGCCGACGTGTTCGATGGCGCAACCACAGCCCTGTTCACGGTCTCTACAGGGCGCGTTTTAATGACTCATCTTGAGGGCGAAGTGACGGGGGCTGCAATCGATGCCGGCGCGTCGAATTTGAAGTTCGTTTCAAACCCAACGGTTGGGACAGATCGTGACCTTTGCGCGGTTCGCGATATTAACGCCGATGAATTGGGAACAATATTTACCATTACCGGGTCTGTTGCTGATGCCGTATCAGGAGGCAGTGGCGGCGGTGCGCAGGGCATGACAATTCGCGGTGTCGTGGTGCCGGAAGGTACTATCGATGTCAACACTACTGCCGATGTGGGCACGGGGGGTGCACAAGGCAAGTTTGAGCTTTGGTATATCCCGCTCGACGATGGCGCAACGGTCGCCTCTGCGTGAGGGGAGCGCTATGACGGATGGCCCCAGATCAAACGCCACCGACCCAGAAAAAGACGTAAACAATTCGGGCGGTTTGATCGGGGCCTACCCCGTCTAGCAAAGGCACGAAAATCTAAAAAGGATCATTGATCATGTCATCTGTCTCTTATGGCAAATACTTCCCGGAAGTCGCGGCTGGTCGCGTCTTCATCGGGTCGACGGCTGCTGCGGGCACGGCGTTTCCCATCTCTACTGGGACGGCGGTAACCTTCGGGGTCTGGAATAACAGCCCTGGCACATGGGTTGTGCCGTTGTGGTTCGGCGCGGGCTATACATCAGGCACCATCGCGCTCGGGTCTCTCGGCTTCGCCAATCAAGACGTTGGTTTCCAGGTCGCAACGGGGTCGCCCATGACCGCGTTCAACAGCGGAACCGCGAAAAATGCGCTGCTCGGCGATGGTCGTGCTTCCAAGGTGAGCTTTTGCCCGGCGGGCACAACCACTCTGGCCTCCGGCGGAACCGGGGTCATGGTCACGGGGCACTCCATCGAATCGGCCTCAGCGGGCACGGGCGTCTATTCGTGGGACCATGATTTCGACGGCAAGGTTATCGTGCGGCCGGGCCAGATTTTCTTCGCCTGTTCATCGGTGGCGCAAACCGCGCTGTTCACCATGTCTCTTGCTTGGGCCGAAATCGACGCACAATAAGGGGGCCGCGCAATGCAGGTCACTACGCAAACCGTTGTCGATGGCGCACGTAATCTCGTGGTGCATCTGACCGGCCTGGACACTGACGGCGGGGGGGACGAAAGCGCTGTTCGCAAGGTGGACGTGAGTTCTCTCACCCCGCCTTGCGACAGCGTGAAAATCCACACCATTGATTACGCGGTCAGCGGCGGTTCGGTGCAGCTTTTATGGGATGCCGATGTGCCGGTGCAATTCGCACTGCTGAGCGGGCAGGGCACTCTTGATTTTCGGAAGTTCGGAGGACTTGTCAACGATGGCGGCGCTTCCGCCTCGGGCGACATTCTGCTTTCCACCATCGGCTTCGATCTCAATGCGAATTACGACATCAAGTTGGAAATGACGAAGAAATTTTAAGGTCTCTGGCGATGCCGCAATTCACCTTCTTCGACGAATTCGCCAACAACCTTGGGAAGGGTCTGATTGATCTCAGCGCCGATACGTTCAAGGCTGCATTGACCAACACCGCGCCCGACGCCGCGAGCGACGATGAATTCGCGGACATCACGGAAATCACGGCTGAGAACGGCTATAGCGCTGGCGGTGTGACCCTGCTCAGCGTGACATGGGCGGAAACGGGGGCGGGAACCGGGATATGGAGGTTCGACGCCAGCGATTTCCTGCTTACCGCATCGGGTGGGACATTTGGTCCGCTGCGATACATCGTCGTTTATTCCGACACATCGACCAATGACAAGCTGGTGGGCTACATCGATCATGGCGCGTCAATCCTTGTGAACACCGGGAACGCGCTGCGCGTCACATTCGACGCCAGCGGCCTGTTTCAGATCAAGGAGGTCTAAGGTGTTGGGATTTGCCGCACTGACCCAGATTGCCATCGCGGAAGGGGCACCCCACGCAATCACGATGCTGGATGAGGCAGCGCTTCAGTTCGACGGTCAGACCGTGAATACTGCCGCCATAACACTGCTGAGCACGGACCCACGCGCACCCTTGTTAGCAGTCGATCCGGCGGTGGTAATCGCGGAGGGCGGTACGCCGTCAGATAAGCGGGCCCTATGGGGCGGGGTGGGGCAGTGATGTCCGGGCGCAACACCTATCGTCCCGGAGACTACCTGGTGATCGATGATCGTACCGGGTTCCCCGCCTATGCATCCGAGACCCGTATGGAGTGGAATGGGTCGCGCGTCCATGAAAGCGTGTTCGAGGAACGCCACCCACAGGATTTTGTCAGGGGCGTGAGAGATGATCAGACCGCACCGGGCGCGCGACCGCGACCGACACAGGCCACGGTCGGCCCGCTCACCACATCGGTTAACGCGGCAGCGGCGATAGGGGGGCTAACGATTACCGTCGTGAACACGGCGCGAATGCTGGCTGGCGATTCGGTGCTGATTGAGCAGGATAATAACGAAATGCACCAGGCCACACTTCAAAGCATCAACAGTCCGACCGAGTTTGTGATTAGTCCAGGGCTGAGCGCGGCCGTTTCGGTGGGGAATGTAGTGATTAACAGGAGCGCCGTGACTGTGCCAAGCCTATAACGGCATCTCGCGGAGTTCGTCTTCTGGGGCAATCAACCAGAACATTTGACTGCCGTCCCTAGCCAATCGCAGCCCAGGCGGGGGATCGGCATAAGCGACCGGCTTGGTATTCGGGCGGCACACGAAACACGAAACAGGGGCACATGTGTCCATGCGATTATCGGCTTTGACGCAAACGAACAGGCGCACCGTCTCGTCGTACCCATTCGCCCGCTTTTGGGCCATCGCCAAGCCCATGTTGAGCTGCGATAGCGCGGAGGTGATGACGGCATGGAATGGAAACGGAGTAGGCATTGGCATTGCTCCAGTCTCATTCCCCACGGGAATGTCTTTTGTCACGCCCAATAACAACCGTCAATCGGAATCCGGAATTTAAAAATGGCTTATCTGGCAAACCGCGTGAGAATGACAACGGCGACAACCGGGCTTGGCGCCGTCACCCTTGGGTCCGCCGTGACTGGGTTTCAGACCTTCGCGCAAGGCGGAATCCTGGACGGTCAAACCGTTTCGTATCTGATCGAGGACGGGGCTGATTGGGAGATTGGCACGGGTGTCTATACCACATCCGGCACTACCATGACGCGGACGGTGAGGGAATCGTCGAACTCGGATTCCGCCATCAATTTATCCGGTAACGCGCAGGTTTTCATTACGGCGACAGTGGAAGATTTGATTCGGCAACAAACGCGGATAGCCACTGGAACGACGATGGCCATGACCGCCGCCGATAGCGGTTCCATGTATTTGAATAATAGCGGCGGTGTTCAGCAACGTTATGATCTTCCAGAATTGACGGATTCAACGACCGATGGAATTACGTTCGGCTTTCTGAATACAACAGGCCACGGGGTAGTAATATATTGTGGAGGTTCGGACACGATCTACATGGGCAACGTGTCCCACGCCAATTTCACGTTCAAGACGCCAAGCGCATACATTGTGTTGCGGGCGTTTAGGAGCATATCCGAACACGAATGGACCGTGGTCGGCGCAAGTCCCTCTATTTACGAGGGGCTGCCGGAGGCCGTCATTCAAAGCCGCATTCATGGAAACGTGGGCATGAGCGCGCCAGCCGTGGGGACCGGCTTTACTGATATTAACAAGGTATCCATAAATCCGTCTCACCATGGGGGCCTTATTGTCAGGAGAGAGTCCACTGGATTTTGGGGGATGGTTCCAAACAGCGCGTGGCCGATCCAGCCAGACAGGACTAGTTGTTATGTCGATGGTGTCCTTTCCTCTCTAACCGACGATACATTTTACACCGTTGGTGTTAAGGAAATCGGGGGAGTGTTTGTCGCAAACTTCACCGAAGGTATCAATGAGACCGGTAGTGGAGAGCCTGCGCAAATAACCGTTTTTGCCGACGACCCATTCACAACTTTCGTTGGGTATGTTTACACGCTTAACGGGAGCTTCCTTTTTGATCCTCTCGACGGCAGGTCTGTTGTGAGTGGAGGGCTGAAATCGAATAATCATTTCGGCGTTGACAAGCCCCAGGCGGAAACAACGGGGATTGTCGGAACAACATTGGCTAAACTTGGCACGGCATACGATGTGGATTTCACCGTTACTCCGTCAAACCTATTTTCCGCCAAGGTCGCGGGGTGGGTCAGCAACGATACGGCGGGGGCTGAGTGCTGGATTGAGCTGCGAGTTTACAACGATGTCGGTGGCGTTAACGGAACTGGCACGCTGGTCAAGGCCACAAGTGCCACGGCGGATGCGAAGGTCCCCGTTTTCGCCTTTCTCGAACAGCCCTTTGCTCAGGGGTACTACCGCATTGAGATATGGGGCAAGGTGACCGCTGGGTCCGGTACTTTCAATCTCAAAACAGGCGTGATGCTGCACGGGGCGTAGCCAAGACAGTTGGAGGATTAATTGGCGACATCGAATTCCAGTGATTTCACGGCAACGCGCGATCAGATCATCGATTCCGCCGCGCGGAAGGTGAATGCAATCGCCCAAGGCATCACGATGTCCTCCGCGATGCGTTCAGACTTTGCGTTCGATCTGAATGCCATGGTCAAGAATCTACAGGCCACGGGCATCCATGTCTGGACCATGCAGGAGGCAACGCTGTTCCCGCAAGTCGATCAAGTTCAATATGGCCTGTCCCTAACCACGACGGACCATGTGACGCAAAGCTATGTGTCCACGGCGCTTGATGGTGCTGCGGCATCTGGTGCCACCACAATCACGGTCGATTCGATCACAGGGATTTCCAATGCCGACAACATCGGTGTGGTGGTAGATGACGGAACTATTCACTGGACCACGGTCAACGGTGCCCCCGCCGGGTCAACCGTCACGCTTACCACGGGTCTGGATGACAGTTCGGCTGACGGCAATGTGGTGTACGCCTATACGTCCAAAATAGTGCGGCCGTTAAAGGTGGTGGATGCTAGGCGCTATACAGTCGCCGACGCGCGGGAAACGCCGCTGTTTGCGAGTGCTCGCCGAGATTACCAGGCATTGCCGGACAAGACCCAGACCGGGGCCGCGAACCAATTTTTCTATGACCCGCAGCTTTCCACAGGCCAGCTTTACATCTGGCCCGCTCCGGCCGATGTCGATGACATAATCAAGTTCACCTGGCACAGGCCGATCGAGGATTTTGACGCGGCGACCGACAATCCCGATCTACCGCAGGAGTGGATAGAGCCTCTGGTCTGGAATCTCGCACTACGGCTGACCGCGCAATACCCTGTTTCGCGTGATATCTACAGCCGGATAGGAACAATGGCCGCCACAACGTTGGACAATGTGATGGGGTTCGATCGGGAGGAAGAGTCTATTCAGTTCCAGCCGGATATTGGGTGGTAGGCCGTCATGAAGATTAGATTCGCTGTCCACTCGTATCAAAGCGATAGCTTGCCGCTCTCGGCACAGCGAGCTGTCAACGGCTACGCGGAAACGCAGCCCAGCGACGCCAAAAACGATGTCGCGGTTTTTGGCCCGCCTGGCATCACGACATTCGCGACCTGTGGCAACGGGCCGATTCGCGGATTTTTCGAAATGAACGGTGTCGTTTACATCGTGTCCGGGAACGATTTCTACAGCTTGGATTCGACCGGGGCCGAAACGCTGCGGGGCACCGGGATTACGGGGCTTGGTGTCGTTTCGATGGACGGCAACGGAACGCAAGTCATAATCGTCAACGGAACGTTGGGCTGGGTCTACAACACATCAACGGCCGTGTTTGCCCAAATCAGCGACGGCGATTTCGATGCCGCCGATACCGTGACGTTTATCGATCAATATTTCGCGCTCGACGAGAAGGGGACAAATCAATTCAACATTTCCGATGCTCTCGACGGCACGTCGTATGACCCGTTGAACTTCGCCTCAGCGGAATCCAGCCCGGATCGTGTCATCGCGGTGCGTAGCCATGGCGGTATCCTTTATCTGTTCAATGAGGGAACTATAGAACTTTGGGATCACACCGGAGCGGTTTCGTTTCCATTTCAGCGGTTCGATGGCGGCTCGATCCCACGTGGTCTGCTGGCGCCGCACGCCATTACAGAAGAAGATACCGCGCTGTTTTTTCTCGGCGATGATCGAATATTCTATCGGTTGGACCGTCGCGGTCTTCGAAGGGTATCGACACATGCCATAGAGCAGGCGTGGGAAAAGTACGGCACTGTAAGCGATGCGTTCTGCTTCTCGATTCCACATGACGGGCATAAATTCGTCTATCTGACCTTCCCCACGGAATCGAAGACATGGTGCACCGACATAGCGACTGGCTATCTGTGGCATGAACGCGAATCGTTCACAACCAGCGGATCGCCTACCAGGTGGCGCGTCAACGCAGCCAAAAACATTCGGTCATTCCAGAAAGTGCTCGTCGGCGACAACAATAGCGGGCAGATCGGACAGATCGATTCGACCGTCTACACCGAATTCGGTGAAGCGGAGGTGATGACGCTAACCAGCGCGCCGCTTCATTCGCCGCAAGACGGCCGGCTTATGTTCATGCCGCGCCTTGAGATCGATATGGAAACTGGGGTCGGGCTGGCAACGGGTCAGGGTTCCGACCCGCAGGCCATGCTGGACTGGTCCGATGACGGCGGCAGAACCTTTACCGTTCCGCAGATGTGGCGATCGATGGGTCCGATTGGCGACTACCAGACCAGACTGCAATGGAATGAGTTGGGCAGCTTTTATCAGCGGTGCTTGCGCCTGAGCGTATCCGATCCGGTCAAGCGCCGCCTTATCGCGGCGCGGGCACCGGGCATGTACGTGGGGGCCTAACCTATGGCACAGAACCAAGCACCTAATCGCCCGCTGCACAATTTTCCGTTCGTCGACGCACGGACCGGCAATCTAACGCAACAAGGACTCGCCGTGCTTGAACAGCTATGGCGTCAGGTCGCGGCCGGATTTGTCGTGGTGCCGTGCACCGCTGCCGGGACCAACGTCATTACGTTGACGCCGACGCTGCACGCGGAAGGCGCGCGCACCTATGCCGATCATATGGTATTTGCAGCCGTGGCCGCGAATACGACGACTGGTCTGGCTACGGGGAAAGTCGGTACGCTCGCAACGATCAAGGTCTACAAGACCGACGGAGCGGCGCAGGCCACCACCGGAGATATCGTTGCCGATAGTCTTTACCTGTTCGTTTACAACAGCGCGCTTGACGGGGGCGCTGGCGGGCTGGTTTTGAAATAGGGGGAATAGATGTCAAATCGGCTTGCCAATCCAAATATTCAATTCCTGGATAACTCCGGGGTCGTATTGTCCGGGGCATTTTTGTTCTTCTATGTCACCGGGACATCGACCAAAACCAACACGTATAGCGATGCCGCGCTGACGACGCCGAATTCCAACCCGATCACGCTCGATAGCGCCGGGCGCTCCGCTTCGGATATTTTCCTTGATCCAAGCATCACCTATAAAGTCGTGCTTGCCCCGTCGACAGACAGCGACCCGCCAACCGCCGCGATTTGGACCCGTGATCCGGTGGTTGATCTCGCGGCCAATGTGACGGCATCTTTCCAGGCCTATTCCGGCGACCCCAACGGCAATGTTGCCGGTAACGCAGGTTCCGTTGGCGGTGCTGGCGCGTCTGTGGTGTGGGATATCGCCAACAATCTTCTCTATATCTGCACGACCACGGGAACGGCTTCCACGGCGGTCTGGACGCAGCAAAACGCGGATTTGTCCGGGGCTCTTATTGCATCCTCGACAATTTCTCCATCGTCCATAGGAGCGAACCAGAATGATTACGCCCCGACTGGATTCTCGACGGCATACACACTGCGCGTCACATCGTCGGCGGATTACAACATCACCGGCATTGCGGGCGGGGCGGCGGGACGGCTTATCAATTTGGTGAATATCGGGTCGAACACGCTGACTCTAAAAGACGAGGACACCAATTCAACGGCGGCCAATCGGTTTGCATTGCCGAACGATGCAGCACTTGAGGCCGGGGCGTCCCTGAGTCTTTATTACGACGGCACATCAAGCCGCTGGCGTCTTCAGGGTTCAATGCCGTTCATGCCGGGTTTTTGCCCCGGTGGCCGTCTCACGCTGACAACGGCAGTTCCTGTTCTGACCTCCGACGTGACGGGGGCCACGACGGTGTACTACACGCCATATCTGAACAATCTCGCATTGATCAGCGATGGCAATACCTTGTCCGCCGTGATGTTCAGCGAGTTGTCGCAGGCCACGACGGACGCGACAAAAAGCCCAGCAGCCGTGGGGGCCAATGAAGTTTTTGATATGTTTTTGTGGAACGACTCCGGCACGTTGCGCTGCACCCGAGGTCCGGCTTGGTCAAGTGCTACATCTCGGGGGACCGGTGCGGGCACGACTGAATTGGATCGGCTCAACGGGGTGCGTGTCAACAAGGTCGCCATCACCAATGGTCCGGGAGCGCTTAGCGGCGTGTATGTCGGTACGATCGCTAGCGATGCAAGCAGTCAGCTCAATATGATGCTTTTGCCATCGGCGGCAGCAGGGGGGTCGGCGAACCGCATCGATGTCTGGAACATGTATAACCGAATCCATACCGCTTCGGTATGCCGCGATAGCACGGATTCATGGACCTACACCACTGCTACCATACGGGCGAAAAATGGCAATAACAGCAATAGAATAACATTTGTGCAGGGTTTGGATGAGCACTGCGTTGATGCTCTCAATTACACCTTAATGAACACCAGCGGCTCTGGTACTATTGTGGTCCACGGCATTGGCTTGGATTCCACTACCGCGTTCGCAGGTGGGTCATTTCCACTTTCAAGATCAAAGGGAGACAACCAAGGCGGCGCGATTGGTTCAACTTCGCACTTTTCCGGGTTGGCGGGTCTTGGGCGGCATTACCTTCAATCGCTGGAATACAGCACCGCGAGCGGGACGACGACATGGTACGGAGACAACGGGACGCCCACCCTGTTCCAGGGCGGGTTAAGGCTGACGCTTTACACATGATGACCGCTATCGCCATTGAGCGCCATACCGATGCGGAGCGCCTAAATGAGGTTGCCAATCACCCGTCCGTTTATCCGTGGGTGAAGGGGCGGACGATTGGTCGCCTTGATCTGTCGGAGCCGGTGGCAAACCCAGCTAATGTGCTCCTCATGGGGGAGCACGGCGGGATGTTTTTCATGCATCTTCAGCCGGGTCTTTATGAGGCGCATATTCTAGTCTTGCCGGGTGGGCGTGGGGAATGGGCCGAGAGGTTGGTGCATTCCTGTCTGCATTGGATGTTCTGCCGCACCGATGCGGTAGAGATTATGGCCCGCTGCCCAAGGGGCAATGTCGCGGTCAAAGCATTGGCGCGCGGTACGGGATGGAACTACGAATTCGCCGCCAATAATGCGTGGGTTGCGAACGGCAGGCCGGTCTCCGCCGATATCTACGCGATGCGGATACAGGACTGGATCAGGCAATCGCCGATTCTACTGAAGCGCGGCGCATGGTTTCGTCGCGACTTGGTTAAGAAAATTGCCATGTATGGCGATATTGGTTTCGAGGATGGGCCGGACGAATTCCAGGACCGCCATATCGGAATGGCATACGATATGCTTTGCGGTGGGCAACCGGAAAAGGCTGTGCTATTCTACAATCGAGCCGCGCTGCTTTCGGACTATCTGCCGTTTACGGTGGTGTCGCTCGCCCCCACAACAATCAACATTGGCGGTGCACTGATTATTGTGCGCCAAGATGATTTCTGGATCGCAACGATATGCGAGGAGGCGGCATAGCCGGAAAAATAGAATGCCAATCAGCGCGATTTTAGCGACAGCCAGCATCGGGGCATCTATATACGGAGCCTCCAAAACCGCTAGCGCGGCGAAACGGGCCGCTGCATCTCAAGAGCGCGCCGCGGAGCGCGCCGCCGATACGCAGTTGGAAATGTATGAGCGAACCCGCGCCGATCTTGCGCCGTATCGCGGGGTGGGTGAAGGCGCGGTTTACTCGCTTGCCGACTTATACGGCCTTCCGACACCGAGCAACCCGGAAGGGGGCCAGCCGTTTTCTGATAATGCGCTTGCGGCATTTGAAAGGTCGCCGGATTATCGCTTTGCATTCGAGCAGGGCACAAAGGCAAGGGACGCATCCGCCGCGTCCAGGGGAATGCTGTTATCGGGGTCACAGCTAAAAGAGCTGACCAAGTTCGGACAGGGGCTGGCTACCCAAACCTTTGGCAATTACACAGGCAGGCTTGCTGGCTTGGCGCAACTCGGGCAGGGCGCGTCGGCGCAAACGGGTCAATTTGGCGCTGGCGCGGCAAGAGGAATTGCTGATGCACAACTCGGTGTCGGCGAGGCCCAGGCATCCGGGATTGTCGGCAGCGCCAATGCATGGAATCAGGGGCTTCAAAGCGGCTTCAACAATCTGGCGATGCTGCCCTACCTCCCGAGTTACGGGGGGTCCGCGTATTCATCGTCGCTTCCGAGCTTCGGTGCTACGCGCGGCACTACACCAGCACTTTATTGAGGACGGACGATGGCACAGACCATAGCACTACAGGCCCGCGCCCCGGATATCGATCTTTCCACGCCGCTGCTTCGCGCTGAAGAGATCAGGCGCGCCAGGATGCAAAATGAAGCACTGGGCTTGCAGCAAGAGGGGATGCGGACAAAGAACCAGCTTTCAGCGCTTGAGCTGGCCGAGACCCAGGGCCGAATGGGCGCTCTTGGCCGTTACCGCAGCGCGGCACAGGCCGGGGATAAAGGGGCGCTCGATGAATTAGCAGGCTATCCGAAAATTCAGGCGGACTTTTTCAATGCGTTGAACAGCATGAAGCCATCCGAGAAAAAGGCGGCGGAAAAACGGGCCTCCACCTTCGGTAAATCCGCGCGCTACATCGCAAGCTTCCCCGCCGGCAGCGTGGATCGCAAGGCGGCTGAACTGCGTGAAATAAAGAAACTCCGCGACCAGGGCTTGATCGACGAAAACCAATACCAGGAGTGGGCGCGAACCGGGGTTTCCGACATGCTTCTGAATGAGGCCATGACGGTAGAGCAGTGGGTGAAGGCGCAAACCAAGGGCGATAAGGATTTGTCAGCCAGTGATTTGGTCAAGGTCGATACACCCGAGGGGCCGCGATATGTTCCGGCCCCGCAGGCCGTTGGCAGGGCACCATACGAGAAGCCCACCAAGCCATCGGCGATGGAAGGAAAAATTGAAGAAATCCAGAATTCGTTCGGAGTGGACCGGAAAACGGCCGCTGGGATCGCTACAGGCACAATCTCGATCAAAACAGACCCCGTGTCCGGCAGCCACTATCTCGTTAACGCCGCAACGGGCGAGGCGCAAATGTTGAGTTATCAGGGTTCAACTGTTTCCCCAACTGCCACACGGGAGGGTAGTCCAGAAAAGAGTAGTACCGAGATCGGCCAAGATGCGCAAAGCAGCGGAAATACGCTCTGGAATTCAGTGGATGGCGTCCCCGGAGTGGTTGGATGGCTGACTGAGCAATACGGGCGTGTCGCAGGGCAGGTTCCTGGTGTCGATATAGGTGCCGGACCAACGGAGATAATGGATAATCGACAAATGTTCCGGCTTGCCCAAAATGACTTGATCCGTTCTCTTTCCATCAACCCGAGATTTCCTGTTGCTGAGATGAACCGGATCAAAGGCGAGACGGATATTGAGCCAAATATTTGGGATAGCCCGGCCGCCATCAAGGCACGTATGGATACGCTTGACGGCTTCCTACGAAACCGCCTTCAAAACGAGCGCCGCGCCGCACAGGATCGTGAACTCCCGGTCGATACAAGGCAAGCTGCTGCACAGGCGGTCAATGATATCACGAATTTCCTCGGCATCCTTGGCGTGCCGAAAAATGGCGCGCCAGTGGCCGAGGACCTCCAGAGAGTATTCAACGACGATGATTATGACCCATTGCCTTCCGGGACCGAATTTATAGATCCCGATGGAAATACGCGGAGAAAGCCGTGATGCCAAAATGGGAAGAGGCACCCATTGTCGACGATGGTGCGAAGCAAGCCGCGCGGTGGCAATCCGCCCCCATTATCAAAACACAGAAAGATGGGGGCGATCGCGGGGTTCTTCCGTTTCTTAATCGTGGCATAGCGTCCACACTTGGCGCGCCTGTTGATGTCGTGAATCTCGGGCTGTCCCAGATTGGGATTGGCAGCGAGGAGCCGTTTTTAGGTAGCCGCTCAATTGAGCGCGGGATGTCGGCAATAGGCGTTGATCTGCCAGAGGACGATCAGAAGCCGGAGACTCTTGGCGAATATGTCGGTAGGGGTGTCGGCGAGGCGGCTGGAGTTCTTGTGCCGTTCGGCGGTGCTGCAAAGGTTGCGCAGGGCGCGAGAAGCGCGGTGGCACGGGGCGTGGGAGAAACACTAACACGCCCATTTGTGCGGACCCCTGTTAGAGCAGCAGCGGCGGAAACCGCTGCTGGGGCGGGGGCTGGCAGCGGCGCGCATATCGCCGAAGAGACAGACCCAGAAGACGAAACAACGCGGGTCTTGGCGGAACTCGTCGGCGGCGCGTCTGCGGCTCTGGGGCCTGGGGCAGCCATTGGCGCGACAAAGGCAATAGCTAAACGATTGCCCATTACGGGCACAGTGATTAGGGGCGCGCGAGCTGCATTATTTCCGTTCACGGAAGCAGGAGGGGTTGTGCGCGCATCGCGGCGCATCCGCGATCTTGCGGGAGACCCGGAAGCGATAGCTAGGGCATTGGAAGACCCGTCTATAGGAAATTTGACGCCAGCGCAGCAATCTGGCTCAGATCGTCTAATGGCCCTAGAAAGGGCTGTATTGGACGCAGACGTATCATTAGACGACCAATTCAAAAGACGAACAGCCGAATCCGCGCGCCAATTAAAAGAAGCCATTCGGGAACCAGCAACAGACGCATCGGCGATTGACGCACAGCGGTTCATAGCTAGGCGACAAGACTACCTCCTTGACCTTCTGGATCAGCGCGTCACCCAAGCCGCAGAGATGGCTGAGCAGCGAATTGCCAAAGTGACCCCGAAACGCCGTGCTAGCGAATCATCATCAATTGTTCGTGATGAAATCGAGGCAGCATTGAGCGCCGCAAGGAAGCAGGAAAGGCAACTATGGCAAGCTATACCGGAAGAGGTGTTGGTACCTACGAAAAAAGCGCAGGCGGCCTACGCGCGACTTCTTGAAGATCTGCCACGTGCTCAGCGCGACGATATGCCCGAGAAGGCGCGACGATTCCTCGATCAAGAATCGAACGAGCGGCTTACGGATACCGACACAATCAAGGAGGTGCATGGGCTTTATAGTGCAATGCGAGAACAGTCGCGTCATGCAAGGGCAGCGGGAAAGTTTAATGAGGCAAGAATTGCGGATGACATCGCAGAGGCAATCCTTGTCGATTTGGGGGCGAAAACCGATACACAGACAGCGGTAGGACGCATGATTAACGATGCGCGCGGGTTCTCAGCGGCCCTAAACGAAAAATTCCGACGCGGTGCAGTCGGGCGTATTCTTGGCTATGCACGCGAAGGCGGGGCGGCGGTGCCAGCCGAGACAACTTTAGATGTTACGATTGGGCGCGGCGGAACCAAGGCTGCAGTCAGCACGGACGATTTGCGCCGCGCGGTCGATGGTTCCTCGGGCGAGGCCGATGTTGCAATGGTTGATTATTTGCGGCTACGCTTTTCAGATTATGCTATCCGTAATGGAAAATTGGAGCCTCGTCGCGCGCAGGAATTTCTGCGTAACAATGACGAACTCCTTGATCGGTTCCCGGACCTCAAAAAACAAATTCAAGAGGCGGAACAAGCGCAAGTTTTTGCGGAAAGGACAAGCCGGGATTCAGGTGGCCGAGCAAAAGCGTTGCAAAACCCGAGGCAGTCTAGAGCGGCCGAGTTCTTAAATGCCCCACTGGATCAGGAATTCGACACAATCATCAAGTCCCGAAGCCCAAGAGAGGCTGCGCGCGAGATTAAACGCCAGGCGTCCAAAGACAAGACAGGCAAGGCTTTGGTTGGTCTTAAGGGCGCTGTTTTTGATTACCTGATTAAGAGGTCGAAAACAACAGATTTCGACGAAATGGGGCAATCCGTATTGTCCGGACGGAAAATGCAAAATGTACTCGGCGATGCACGGGCGCGCGCAGCAATGACCGAGATTTTATCAAAAGATGAGTTTAGGCGCGTTGAGCGAATCATTCGTGAATTGCGGAATGTTGAAACGTCACAGCGCAGACTGCCAAGCGTTGGTGGCGTAATAAGCGATACCCCCGCCACGATTATCAGTTTGTTAGGCCGGACATTCGCAGCGAGAGCTGGCGCGCAGGCAGGTAAGGGGACATCTGGCGCTTCGCTTCTTACAGCACAATTCGCTTCGCAGCGTATGAAGAACTTTTTAAAAAACATCACCAACGATCAAGCCGAGGCGCTTATTAGGGACGCTATTACCGATAAGGAACTTTTTCGGTCCTTGCTATTGGGTGTCGATGTGCCGAAAAATGCGCGGCAGGTTGAGAATAGGATAATCGAATGGCTTGAAGGCTACGTTGGTGTCCAGGTTGGCGAGGCCAGTGGACTTGACGAGCAGCGCAGAAAAACGTTTAATGGTGAGGGGGGGCACCCATGAAATTTCTTACGATTCCTGTTTTTGTTGCGTTTGCGTTTATACCGTTACCGGGGGGCCAGGACGGGCACGCGCAGGCATGCGAATCTCACATGGCGATGTGCATGGACCATCGCGCCCTCGTCATCTTCCTTCAGGAGCGTCTTGGCCAAACGCAGCAAGGTGTCGGCGTGGCTGCAAATCAAGGGTTTGCCGAGCTATTTGCCTCACCGCGTGGGGCGTGGAGTTGGGTAAAAACCGATGCCCGCCAAATCAGTTGCATCGAGGACGCAGGCAACCGATGGGGCGGGCCAAATCCAGCCAAAGAGGGGAAATAAGATGGAACGCTATCTAGCAATGATCACATTGGGGGCGCTCCTGTTGCTGCCCGGAGGTGGCGGCGGCGCCCAGGCGCAGGAAGTGCCCTGCGTGCAGACCGACACGCTCAAGGAGGCGCTCACCCTCGTCTATCCCGGCGCCGACATCGCGGACCTGAAGGGCGGCGCGGCGGCCCTGTATGTCGGGGGCATCAACAAGCGCTTTCCGAATCGCACACCGCTGATAGCCGACCGCATTCTGATCGTGGTCCTGGAGGATGGCGTCCTCGCCGGCCTGAGCGTCGGCGGCAAGGTCTGCAAGCGCATCTATGTCGGTATGACCCTGCACATGATCCTGTCGGCGTCGTCGGGCGCCTGAGCAGGGATAAACCCAAGAGGCGAGGAGGGCGGAACGCCCGACCGGGATGCAAAGACAAGAGGCGAGGAGGCCCTTTAGGGCCGACAGGGACAAGGAAAAAAGATGATGGCGAACCGCTTCAACCGCCGGGTGTTTTTCGAGCAGGTCCGTGAAAGCCTGTTCCGCGGCTCCATGTCGCAAAGCCAGGTCGATGGGATGAATCAACTCTTGGATGTGTGGGATGAGTATTACGCACGCAAGGGTTGGCCCTTGGATGAGCTTGGCTACGATCTCGCCACGGCCTTTCACGAGACCGCTCGTACAATGCAACCGATCCAAGAGCGGGGCGGGAAGAAGTATTTCAATCGCTACGATATCCGCCACAATCCAAGAAAGGCCAAGGAATTGGGCAACACTTCGCCGGGGGATGGTTATCGCTATCGCGGCGAGGGGCATGTGCAGAACACTGGCAAGCGCAACGCCCGGTTTTCGTCGCAAAGGCTCAATGAAGAATTCGGATTGAATGTTGATTTTGTAGCCGACCCAAACAAGCGTGGCGATCCATTTCTTTCCGCGCATTGTCTGTTCCTCGGCAATCACGAGGGATGGTGGACCGGCAAGCCATTGACTCGATACGTCAACGGAAAGAAACGCGACTTCAAGAATGCTCGCCGTGTCGTGAACGGCACTGATCGGGCGGCGTTAATCGCAGGCTACGCGGAGACCTTCTGCGAAGAGCTTGACGTTGCGGTCGCGGCCGCGCCGACGCCGATCCCCGATCTGCCCGAGGACCCGTCCGAGCCGGTGTTCACCGACGACCTGACCACCGGCAAGCCGCTGGGCAAGTCGACCACGTTCTGGTCTGCCATCGGGGGCTTCATCACCACGGCGGTAACGGCGGTTTCGCAAATGCCGTGGCAGGCGGCCGTCGTGCTGATCATCGTGGTCGGCGGCTGCACTGTTTGGATCGTTAAAGAGCGCAAGCTCAAAAGCCTGTTCGACGGGGTGTGACCATGATCGGATTTCTTTTCATTGTCATCGGGATAGCCGCCTTCTGTCTGGTGGCCTGGACTAGCTACAAGCGTCGGGCCGGATTTGCCGGCGACGCAGCGCTGCTGATTTTGTCTGCCCTCTGTGCGGCCGGGGGACTGTGTTTAATGGTCCAGGGGATATGACATGACCGGGGCCGCCTTGATCGCCATCGGCGTTGCCGCCTTCGCGGCGGCGCGCCACTTCGCCGCCAAGCAAGGCACCGGGCTTGGCGGCGAAGTCCCACTGCTGATATTCGCCGGAGCGTGCGTCGTCTTCGGCGCGGGGCTGGCGGTGCTGGGGATATGAGGGACTAGGCGATGAGCATTTCAGCAATTCTGATGGGTGCTGTTACCAAGCGTCTCATTGACGGCGCGCTGGGCATTTTCGACCGATACCAGAAGAAAGAAATCACCCGCGTCCAGGTCGAGGCCGAACTCAAACAGGTCGTGATGACGTCGTGGGCCGAAGTCGAGAAGGCGTGGGCGGCGGCGACCAGTGCCATGTATGGCTCACTCATGCAGGCGGCGACAAAATCGAAACTCGTCGCGGTCGGCTGGATCGTCACGCTGTTCAGCCAACTGGCGGTGCTGCTTTGGCACCAAATCGGCATCCCGGCTTATACCCACTTCACCGGCAACACCTATCCGTCGTCCGGGACAACGGTCGAGTGGGCGTATCTCTTGATTGCCCTGCTTCTTGGCGGCGGCGGGCTGATGCTCAAAGGCCGACCGCCAAAATTATAAACAAGAGCGAGGGCGGACTGGCGATGCGGGGGCGACGGCGATGACGAACAGCGGGCAATGGCATCTCGATAAGCGTATTCCGGTGGCATTAGTGTTCGCGCTTCTTGTGCAAACAGCCGCGGGTGTCTGGTTTGCTGCCAAGATCGACGCTCGTGTTCAATTCCTTGAACAGACAATGAACGCCCGTGCTGACACGCGGGATCGGATTGTTCGCGTAGAAACACAGATGATATCTATCAGGGATTTGCTCGCGCGGATTGACCGCAAGCTTGAAAAAATCTCAGGGGGTTGATGGATAATGGTCAGCCCACTATCCGATGATCATCTGAGCGAAATCATTCAGGTGTATCAGCAGAATAATTGCAATATCGCGGCTACGGCGCGCCACTTCGAACGCTCCCGGTCAACGATACACCACGCGCTATGCCGCGCGGCTGAGCGCGGGCTTGACGGCTCGACCCCAAAGCCATTGCCCCCTGGGCAGAAAATCAAGGGCATATCTACCCTCTACAACGTAGACGGAACGGTTACGGCGCAATGGGTCAAAACCGTCACTGAGGCGGATATAGAGAGCACCCTTGATGAAATCCGCGAGGCCTTGGCGGAATTTAAGGGCGCGTCGCCCTTGCCAGCCGCCCCAGACATGGCCGCCATTGAGCCGGACATTGTGACTGTCTACCCAGTGGCGGACTGGCACATTGGTTTGCTTTCCTGGCATGAAGAAACCGGCCATAACTTTGACGTTCGCATCGCGCGCCGCACGATCGAAACGGCAATGACGCGCCTTGTTTCGGTATCCCCTAACTCCACACAGGCGGTTCTTCTTGGGCTTGGAGATTTGCTCCATTCCGATGGCTATGACCCGCTGACGGCCCGTTCAAAGAACGTCTTGGATGTTGACGGGCGCTACCCGCGCGTTCTTAAGGCCGCGACTCAACTCCTACTTTTCACCATAGACCTCATGCTGCAAAAGCATCAATCCGTTCTTGTCCGTATTCTACCTGGAAACCATGACGACCAGAGCGCCATAGCCGTGGCTCTCGCCCTCGGTATGTACTACGCCAACAATGACCGTGTGGAGGTGGACGAAGACCCTGGGCGCTTTTGGTGGTGGCTATGGGGGAACACTCTCTTGGGAGGGACCCACGGCGACAAGGCCAAGATGAAGGACCTCCCCCTTGTCATGGCGGCGCGGAACCCGGACGCTTGGGCGCGCTCAAAGTTCCGCCATGTCTACACAGGCCATGTCCACACAGAGAAGGGAATCGAATTGAGCGGGGTCACGGTCGAAAGCTTTCAAACTCCAGCGGCTCCAGACGCCTGGAGCGTGGCCGGCGGATATGACTCTGGCCGATCTGTTGTCGCCATTACCCACCACAAGAAGCACGGCGAGATTATGCGGCAAAAAGTGAACATCGTAAAATGACGAAAGCAGAGATGGTATCCGCCCTGTTGACCGAGGTGAATACGATTTTCCCTGGAGACCCCGAGCGCCAGAGGGTCGCTCTAGCCGAGCACGCGGCATATTTGAAACTGATGCTCATAAAAGAACAAACTGGCGGGTTCCACCGAAAGCCACCAAATGCCCCAAAACATTGAAGACCTCATAGCCGAGCGTGAAGAAACACACGGCTCCTACCGACACGTTTCCCACCTTAGCCAGGCCACCAAAGACCTTTGGCATTCCCAACCCGGCTGGCACAAACTTTCCCCCGAACGTAAAGAATCACTGGACACAATAGCGGTCAAAATATCTCGCATTCTCAATGGCGACCCGGATTGCGAGGATCATTGGAAGGATATTGAGGGCTATGCTCGACTGGCGAGACAGTGAGGCTCTCCCTCAAGCACGCATCGGCGGGCTACCCTATTAGTGAAGTCCCATCTCCGGCGCCGGCAAACATCCACCGGCTGGCTTCGGTGGGGTGCTCGTGAAATCCACGTTGCATTTGCAGTTCGGAAACCTACAGCCTTCGCCTCCAGGGGGTGGCTCTCCGGCCTTCACGCGCCCTATGTATTCCATGATACGACTTGCAAGGGCGTCTTTCTCAGGTTCGCTCATGGGGTGGCTATCTTCGTTCTTGGTTAAGGGCGGCGCGGGCGAGTCGCTGGGCCTGTCCGATCGCGCCCCTGGTGTGGCCGTGGCCAAGGGCGTCAATCGCTTTAAGCGCTTCGCGCAGCCGCTCGACCTCACCCATTGCCTCAAGGATTGCATCCTGCAATTCCGGGTGCAGGTCTGGGGAGTCGGTCGATAAGCGCCGCAGGGTCTTTGTGATACTACTCATGGGGGTTTACCCTCGATTAGGCCGTGCTGACTATCACAACGACCAACACGCGGCGACCAGCGCGCCACTCTTCGTAAAAGCCATTCCACTATTAGTTTCCATTAGTCGGTCTATCCTGTCGGTCCTGCGATTGCGGCTTCCATTCCCTTAAGCTCTACGTTAAATGCCACGATGGACACACCCGGCGGCGTCAGATTGAGGGCATCGATTGCTCCCCCAACAGCGCTCGCCAACAAATCGGCAGTCCTGCCATGCAGCCCGGTGGTTAGAGGATGATGCCCCGCAATGCGCACCAGGGCCGCGCGCAACCGCTCGATCTCGTCGGCGGCTTCAAACCTGCCGCCACTGTTCCAGTTGTTTACCGGGTCGCGCAACCGTTCAACGATGTCACTCATGGGCCTATCCTGTTGTGCCAATCTCAGCGGCAATACGATCAACATTATCTTGCGCTGCGGTGAGCGCCTTCTTCGCGTCCTCCAGGCGCTCTTGTGGATCGCGCACTTTCCAGTTCCCAGGCCCCCAAAGGAACGCTCCTTCTGCATTTTGGGCTTCAAGATAATCTGGCGAAAACCACAGCCCTTGATAACGGCACCATAGCCATTTGCCTTCGTTGCGCGCTTGTTCGATTAACGGCTTGAGAGCGTCTGCGATAATCTGCTGTTGTGCGTTGAGTGTCATGGCGTGGCCCATCCTGTTGATTTGCGCAACCACCATCGCCACAGTGGCCGGGCGTTGAAATATAGCCACCGTTGAAATTGCATTTTGCGCACGCTCATTGCCCGGCGTTTCCCGTATTGTGCTGGCGGCTTATGATTAACGACCTTCGCTCTTACCTTCTGGAACGGTCAAGCAGAAGTTCCAATTCGATCACTTCCCGTAGAAGAGTAAACGCTTCGTCTTGGTCTACTTCATTGTCCCTGACGGCCTGCGCAAACATCATTCCGAGCGCATACACCACATCGGCCGGTCGGCTTCCCGCACATGATGTGTTCATAGAAGCATAGAGATCGTTCGCTCTTTCCAGTGTTCCCGGACTGCTCATTGGCCTGGCCTATCCCTTCGCCTCGTCTGAGCGCAGCATTTGGGTGTTTTCGTCGGACGCCGAAACATCCGAGCCTTCTCAATCTAGTTCAGATATGGGGCCGGTGGGTGGTCCACAGGGACGGGCTTTGCATCCTCCCGCTGCGGGTTCGATTCCCGTCGGCTCCACACCCTACTCACCGTCAAACGGCCGTGAACCGTTTGGCAATTAACGGCGGTTGGCTACCGCTAACCCCGGCCTGTGGATGGCCCAACTAGGAAGGGGGTGACGTTAAGTGCGGAAAGACCGCGCGTTAAAAACGTAGCACAGACCATCGGCTGCATGGCAACTTTCCATGCTTCTCTCCTTCAAAACCATCTTCCTTATTCGGTGGCTTGCTCATGGGCGTTTCCTGTTGTTCGCGGGGCAGTTTGAGTTCGTCGTGCCCAGGACGGCGCTGCTGTGCTTTTAGGCCGAACTGTTCCAGCGCTTTCCCGGCCATGGGCCTATCCCGTTGAACCCCATCTAACGTGCCGGTCTTCCGGGTCGAACACCTTCACGCAATCGAGGTAAACGCCCATCGTCTCTTCATCAATCAGTGTTTCCGACTGGGCTGATTGGTGACAAGATGCCTCAATCGCTTCTTTTTCGTTCTTGGCATCAACCTCATAGAAGAGTTCATATGTGGCAAGTGTCTTGACGAGATACTGAGGCATGACGGGGGATTCCTGTTGTTCACTCGATAAGGTTGCCATCAGCGTCAATCCGCCAAACCAAGCCACAATAGCCGCACTTGTATTTCACAATATAATTCTTCGAGACAGAGGCGGCCTTCGTTGGTGTCTCACATTCGGCGCAGGGCAGCACGTCGTAGTCTTTTGGGCTTGTGCTCATCGGGCGTTTCCTGACTATTCCTTTGGTTTATCGACTTCGCCGAGAGCTTCAAGGGCGATTAGCCTGCAATTGCCCTCGCCGGTTGATTGCGCGCAGGAGACGTTTTCGTCGTATGCGATACGACGCAATGCCTCACGCAAAAGATCGGCTTCTGCCTCAGCGCGGTCTGCCCGCGCTATCTCCCAGTCAATCGTGCCAGGTTCGCTCATGGGCCTATCCTAACTATTTCTGGTTTCCTCGTCGCCGATCCCAAATGTGTCGAGGCCAATCTGTCTTTGGGCCGCTTTAAGTCTTCGATCAGTGGCGCGGAGTTGGGCGCGCAGCCGCATGATCTCGTCTAGTGCCTCAAGGATTGCATCCTGCAATTCCGGGTGCAGGTCTGGGGAGTCGGTCGATAAACGCTGCAGGGTCTCGGCGATGTCACTCATGGGCGTTTCTCGCTGTTCGCGCGACGACGATTTGGCCGCCTCATTTCCCCAATATAATAATTAATCCTTGCAATGTCAAAACCTTTTTCCTAATATGCGGCACGATTGGTTATGACAATGAAGCAAACAAATGAAAATCGCCTACGTCAACGGCAGGGCTGGCCATACGGCGCGCGAACAGCTCGCGGCCATTGAACCGGTTGAGAACGTGGAAAAGACATATATCGAGGGGCCGCACGAATCATTCGCTGATGTGCTCGCCGCGCTGCGATCCGAGACGAAGGATGTTCTTGTGATCGACGGGCTTATAGTTCTGGGGCACACCCGCCGCGGCCGGGAGGTTGCACTCCGACAATTGGCCGAGAGGGGC